GGGATGATCTATTTGCCCGCCGGGGTGATTGTGGCTGGGCTGGGGATGTGCGCGATTGGGGTGATCGGGGCGATGGCTGCTGCGCGGAATGGTTTTAACGCAAAGGGCGCAAAGGACGCTGAGGGGAATACAAGAGGAGGGAAGCCTTGAGCGGGATTCTAGTGAGGTTATTCGAGCGCTCTGCTCCCATCCCGGAACAGCGGAGCGATTCATCATTTATCGAGGCGATGTTTAACGGGCAGCGCACGGCAAGCGGTGTGCCGGTGACGCCGGATCGGGCGCTGACGTATAGCGCGGTGTGGGCGTGTGTGCGGGTGTTGGCTGAAAGCGTGGCGAGTTTGCCGCTTATTTTGTACAGGCGGCTGCCGAATGGGGGAAAGGAACGGGCGACGGATCACCCGCTGTACTCCATCCTGCATGACGCGCCGAACCCGGAGATGACCAGCGCGGACTGGCGCGAGGCGATGATGGTGAACCTCACACTGTGGGGCAACGCCTACGGGCAGATCATCGCGGATAAGGGCGGCAGGGTGCGCGAGATTTGGCCGATGCTGAGCCGGTACATCGAGATAAAGCGCGGTTCGACAGGCTCACCGAACGAAGGGCAACTGGTGTATGTGAACACGGAGAACGGCGCGGCGCGGAAGGAGATGCGCGCGGCTGAGATATTGCACGTGCGCTCGATGAGCATGAACGGAGTGGAGGGCATCTCGCCGATCACACAGGCGCGGCAGGCGGTGGGGCTGGGGCTGGCGACTGAGACGTATGGCAGCGCGTTCTTTGGGAATGGGGCGAATCCGGGCATTATTTTGGAGCATCCGGGGACGCTCAGCCCTGAAGCGTATGACCGACTACGGCTGGGATGGGAAGCGCGGGCTGGGGCGGATAACGCGCATAAGACGGTTATTTTGGAAGAGGGCATGAAGATCGAGAAGATCGGCGTGCCGCCGGATGATGCGCAGTTTTTGGAGACGCGGAAGTTCCAGATCAACGAGATCGCGCGGTGGTATCGCATACCGCCACACATGATCGGGGATTTGGAGAAGGCGACGTTCAGCAACATCGAACACCAGGCGCTTGATTTTGTGGTGCATAGCCTGCGCCCATGGCTGGTGCGGTGGGAGCAGGCGATCAGCCGGGCGCTGTTGAAGCCGAAGGAGCGCGGGACGTTGTTCGCTGAGTTCCTGGTGGATGGGATGCTGCGGGGCGACATCACCAGCCGGTATACGGCGTACAGCACGGCGCGGCTGGGCGGGTGGTTTTCTGTCAACGATATTCGGGCGATGGAGAACATGAACCCGGTGGAAGGCGGTGACACGTACATGGCGCCGCTGAACATGGTGGAGCTGGGGAAGTTCGGGGCGGAGGAGCAGGATTCCAACGCAAAGGACGCAAAGGGAGCAAAGGAAGAAGAGGAGCAGGGGGGCGCTTCGACAAGCTCAGCGACCGGGGGAGGCTCAGCGACCGGGGGAGGCTCAGCGACCGGGACAGGCTCAGCGACCGGGGGTCGCTCAGCGACCAAGGCGCTGACGGTGGTGTATAGGGATGCGGTGACGCGGATTATGCGGCGGATGCAGCGGGATGTGAGTGTGGCGGCGCGGAAGTATCTGGCGAAGAACGACACGGATGGGTTCTATCGCTGGCTGGACTCGTTTGGGGCGGAGATGCGGGAGTTTGCCAGCGGGGCGCTGATGCCGGGATGTGTAGCGCATGGGGATCTGCGGGGGAAGGTGATATTGCCGGAGGACGTGGCAGCCATGGCGGCGCGGTATGTGGATGGGGAGATTCGGCAGGTGCAGGACACGGTTCACGCAGCGGGTCAGGCTGGCGTGGATGCGGTGGAGTCGCTGGAGAGAGTGGGCAGGAAGTACGCTGATGAACGTGTGATTGATGAGGTGGCGCGGCGATTCGCCGTGGCTGTGGAGGCTTGATATGAAGGAGCAGGGGACTGAACCGCAGAGCACGCAGAGAGCGCAGAGCGGGAAAGAAATCGAACGGAGGACATTCGCGCTGGAGGAAGTGCGGGTGATTGACGGTGACGCCTCGGCAGGCTCGGCGGGACCGGTGATCGAGGGGTATGCGGCGGTGTTTAACGCGCCGAGTGAAGACCTCGGCGGGTTCCGCGAGGTGATTCATCCGGGGGCGTTCAAGAAGACGATCAGCGAGGCGGACGTGCGGGCGCTGATCAATCACGATCCAAGCATGGTGATTGGCAGAAGCAAGACGGGCACGCTGGAGATGAAGGAAGACATACATGGGCTGCGGGTGAAGATTCATCCGCCGGACACCAGCTATGCGCGGGACTTGGTGGAGAGCCTGAAGCGCGGAGATATTGATCAGATGAGCTTCGGCTTTAACACAGTGCGCGACGAATGGGACAACGTGCAGGGCGCCATCACGCGCCATTTATTTGAGGTACGGCTGTTCGATGTGAGCGCGGTGACCTATCCAGCCTACCCACAAACCACGGTGCAAGTTCGGTCGAAAGTGACCGAATTGCTGCAATCTGGCAACGCCACGCCGCTTGAGGACAAGCACCTGGCGGAGCGGGAGCAGAAGCGGCAGCAGGAGCTGGCGCGGTTGGCTTTGCGCGCGCGGATTGCTGAGGAAGAGATTTAACTTTTTTGGAGGTAATGAGAGATGAATGCGGCAGAAATGCGAGAGAAGCGCAGCAGCCTGATTACTGAGGCGAAGGGGTTGCTGAGCGGTGACGTGACGGATGAAGCGCAGGCGAAGGCGCAGGCGCTGATTGATCAGGCGGACGCGCTGAAGGCGAAGATCGCGCTGGCGGAGAAGGTGGAAGCTGAGACGCGCGAGTTGAGCCAGGCTGACACGCCTGCGAATAAGCCGGTGGTGGGGATGCCTGCGGTGAATAAGATTCCGCTGGGCGACAGTGAGACGCGGGCGATGGCGCACTATGTGCGCACGGGCGACCGCAGCGGATTGGCGGCTGGCGAATTGCGCACGAGCAACGACACCAGCATGAACATCACCACAGCGGCGGATGGCGGTGTGCTGGTGCCGACTGGGCACTATCAGGGGATTATTGCCAAGCGCGACACAATCATGCTGGCACCGAAGCTGGGCGTGCGCAACATCCCTGGGCAGGGCACAACGGTGAACGTGCCGGTGGATAACGGGACGGCGAACATCTTCGTGAGTGTTGGTGAATCCACGGCGTTCGACCGTGACGCGCCCGCGCTGGCGAAGGTGGAGATGACGCTGGTGACGTACACCAAGCGCATCGAACTGACGTATGAGTTGATGCACGACGAAGACAGCAAGCTGATGGCGTTCCTGGATGACTACGTGGGACGCGCGCTGGCGCTGACGCACAACTCGTTGCTGCTGACGGCGGCACTGGCTGGCGGCACGACCAAGGCGCTGGGCGCGGTGGCAGCTGCAACGGCGAGCGACGTGAACGGATTGATCTACTCGGTGAAGGCTGAGTATCTGGATAACGCGGCATGGGTGATGGCACGGGCGACCGAGGCGGCTTATCGCAACATCGCCTCCAGCAGCGTGTACACGTTCGACTCGACGCCAAACGGCGCGGCTGGAATGCCGGGCGTGGCGACGTTGGCGGGCTATCCGGTGTTCAACTCGGCGAGCATGCCTGCGATTGGCAGCGGAAATAAGTCGGTGGCGTTTGGCAACTGGAACTATGTGGGCTTGCGCGAAGCGCCGAGCATCACCGTTCTGCGCGACCCGTATGGCGGCGCGAAGGTGGGCGAGGTGTGGATGCACTACTACTTCCGCTGCGTGTACAAGGTACTCGTGGCTGAGGCGCTGTACTACGGCACGCATCCGACGGCGTAGTTGATGGGCAACCGCAAGGGTTGCCCCGACAAGTAACATGAGCGTGATGATCTTCACTCCGACCTGGCAGACACCGCAGGGGACTGCGATGCAGGCGCAAACGCGCCTGATGATCGAGCGGCAGACGGTTCTGGGCGCTTCGACCCCTTCGACCCCTTCGACAAGCTCAGGGGGCGGGGCGGCTGGGTCGGAGTGGGTCATCGGGACGGAGAATCCGCATCCGATTGGCGCGATGGCGAATGTGCTGCACCAGTACCAGAAGGGCAGGGATGTGTTTTTGGCGAGCAAGCACGACGCGATGCTGATGGTGGAGCATGACAACGTGCTGCCGGACGAAGGCGCGGCGCAGCGGCTGCTCGACACGGATGCGGATGTTGTGTATGGGCTGTATCTGCTGCGGCATGGGACGAACGTGATCAATGCCTGGCGTTATGAGAACGATTGGAACATCGGGATGCCGCTGAACCGCTACCCGCTGGAGATGCGGGATGCGCGGAAGGCTGGGGCGTGGCGGGTGAGCGGCGTGGGGTTTGGCTGCACGCTGATCAGGCGGCACGTGCTGGAACAGATCGCGTTCCATGGCGGGGGCGGGGATAAGGTGGCGGCGCCGGATATGCCGTTTGCGCAGGACGCGCTGCGCGCGAAGTTTGTGTCTATCTGCCGGTTTGATGTGCAGGTGGGACATATTGAGAACGGCAGGCTGTTGATGCCGTTCGGGGAGAGTAACGTGGATAAGAAGCCGTATGTGTGCATTCAGGCTGTGAATGCGATGGTGGGCGAGACGTGGGTGCGCTTGATCGAGGGCGAGCGGTATCTGTTCACGGTTGAGGAGGCGCACGATCTGGTGCGGTGCGGGTATTTGCGGGGGGTTGCCGGAGAGGATTTCAACGCAAAGAACGCAAAGGACGCAGAGGGGGAGAAGGTTGAGGAGGCGACTGTGGAGGCTGGCGAGACGGCAGTCGCGCCGGTGCAGAGGCGGAAGACGCGCAAGGGGGCAGCATGAATGTAAAGGTGGTGACGCCGCCGACGACTGAACCGATCAGCCTGACGGAAGCGAAGCTGCATTGCCGGGTGGATGAGACGGCGGACGATGCGCTGATTACGGCGCTGATTACGGTGGCGCGCGAGGAAGTGCAGCGGATGAGCTATCACGCACTGATGCCGCAAACGTTGGAATTGGTGCTGGATCGGTGGGTGCATCCGATTGTGCTGCCATATCCGCCGCTGACGAGCGTCACCTCCATCAAATATGTGGATGAGGACGCGGTTGAAACGACGTGGGCGAGCACGAATTATCTGGTGAGCGTGGATCGGATTCCTGCGCTGATTGTGCTGAAGCCGAATAAGGAACTGCCGAGCGCGACGCTCTACCCGCAGGAAGCGATTCGGGTGCGGTATGTGGCGGGATATGCGACTGCGGCGGCGGTTCCGCAGAGTCTAAAGCAGGCGATGCTCTTATTGATTGGGCATTGGTACGAAAACCGGGAGAACACGACGGTGGGGGCGATTGCGCGGGATATTCCGTTTGGGGTGGACGCGCTGTGCCGGAATTATCGGCTGCGGGCGCGGATGGTGGCGTAGGACGCTCCGCGCAACGCAAAGGGGCAAAGGGAGCAAAGGATAAGAGGGATATGAGGGCTGGAGAACTGAGACACCGGGTGACGATTCAGAGCAAGAGCGTTACGTTCAACGATCTTGGCGAGGAGGTGATCACGTGGAGCACGGTCGCTACGGTGTGGGCTGCGGTGGTGCCGGTGTTTGGGACGGAGGCGGTGGATAACAGCGCGCGGGAGGCGACGGCGACGCACCAGGTGCGGATCAGGCGGCGGACGGATGTGACGCCGGTGATGCGGGTGGTGTATGGGAATGCGCCGGACGCGGTGTGGTATCTGCCGACGGATGTGGCGCCGGAGCATTGCATCGCAGCATATCAGGCGCATAAGGCGGCAACGTATGCGGCGAGTAAGGTGAATCTAGCGAAGCCGGGCACGTTTGATTTGTCTGAAGATATTGTGGACAACTCTGGCGACGCTGACACGAACCCGCCGACGTGGGATGCAATAGGCGGGTGGACGTTCACACAGCCAGCCGAATCGGGTGAGGAGGGCTGGTATCCGCAAGCGCTCGACACGGGCATTAAGCTGACCGATATTGGCAAGGGGACGGGCAGCGTGGTGGTGATCTACTCTGATCACACGGTTGTTGTCGCAGAGCAAGACCTAGTGCATGGCGTGGCGTATGTGTACAACCTGGCGGGGAATCCTGCTGGCAGCGTGGGCGCGTATCTGGAGTTTTATACCAGCACGGCGCACGTGAGCGGCGGGGCTGGGATGGGCGCGAATAATGGCGCGTTCCAGATGGATAAGTTTGCGATGCAGTCTAGCGGGATTGTGGCTATGGCTGGGCAGGCTTATTTCGATGGCAGCACACTGACGGCATTTGACACGTATGCAACCGGGACAACCGCGCCTTATCCGCCGGAGTTGGATGATTACGATCTGCCGTCTATTTATATCGGGGCGGGGCACGTTGTTACCCACGACGCTCTCGGCGTCGCGCCATCGGTGCCGTACAGCGCAGGAGGGTTTGTCGGCAAGATTCAGGCGGTGGCGTTCTATGACGTGACGCTGACTGCGGCGCAGTTGGGTGAGATCGTGACGCGCTGGGAGGCGCTGAGCGCGGGGGGGGTGAACACGGGGAAGGTGTTCGACATCCAGCATGTGGCGGATGATAACAAGCCGGGGTTGATGGTGCTGAACTGTAAGGAAATTGTGTAGGACTTTCAACGGATAGGATTTCAACGCAAAGAGGCAAAGGAAGCAAAGGTTTAGAAATGGCATACACACGGCTGGCGGTGAAGATTGAGGGGCAGAAGGAACTGATGAAGGCGCTGAAGGAGAGCGGGCTGAAGCCGCGCAAGGTGATTGGAGCGGCGATGAAGCAAGGCGGTGAGGTGGTTGCAGCGAATGCGCGCGAGCGGGTTGAGAGCAGCAAGGGCGGGAAGAAGGTGACGGCGAAGATCACGGCACGGAAGCAGGATCATATTACGGTGAGCGTTGGACCAACGAAGAAGCACTGGTATTTAAGGTTTTTGGAAACTGGCACGGCGCGGCATGAGATTCGGGGGAATCCGTTTTTAAGGTTTGGGGGTCCGCGCGGGCTGATTGAGGTGCGGCGGGTGATGCATCCGGGCACGGCGGCGCGCCCATTCCTGCGCCCTGCATTTGACGCGAAGAACGATGAGGCGACAGGGAAGGTGGGCGAGGTGATCCGGGCGGCGATTGTGGAGGCGAAGATCGCCAAAGAACGGGGGGATGAGGAGTAGGGTTTCAACGCAAAGGGAAATGAGGATTTCAACGCAAAGAGCGCAAAGGAAGCAAAGGTCGCTTCCCCTTCGGCAAGCTCAGGGAACGGCTCAGGGAACGGCTCAGCGACCGGAGAAGGGGAGAAGGGAGATAGATGAGCACAACGGTTGAGGCGGCGCTGGTGGCGCGATTGACGGGGGATGCAGGGGTGACTGCGTTGGTGGGCTCGCGGGTATATCCACAGGTGGTGCCACAGGACGCGGCAATGCCTGCGCTGGCGTATCAGCGCATTAGCGAAACGCCGGAGTATTCGCACACTGGATTCAGCAGCTTGAGCCGGACGCGGTTTCAGATCACGATTGAGGCGGACACGATGGCAAGCGTGAAGGCGGTGGCGCAGGCGGTGCGGATCGCGCTGCGGGGAGTAACGTGGTCATTTGGGGCGGTGGATGTGTTCGCGTCGTTTATCGAGTCATCCACGGACGGCTACTCGGATATGCGGGTGGCGCCGGTGGAGCGGATTGATGTGGTGTTGATGCACAATGGCGAATAAGAAATCTAACGCAAAGGGCGCAAAGGTAGCAAAGGAATTAACCGCAGAGGGCGCGGAGAACGCTGAGGAGAAGGGCGCTTCGACAAGCTCAGCGACCGATGGGCTGGTGGATGGGCAGTGGCGCGTGGGAAGCTGGCACGGGATGGAGATGCATACGTGCGTGCATTGCCAGTGGGACACGCTGGAAGGCATCTGGGCGGCGCGGGAGCATAAGGCGCAGTGCGTGAAGTGCGCGCCTCCGCCTGCGGTGCGCGAGCGGGTGACGAGTGAGGTGGTAATGGTGGCGGATCGGTGGGGCAACCCTATCGCGCCGCCGGTGGGCGAGGAATAGGAGGGTAGATGGCGAGAACAACGCTAACGAAGAGCACGGCAGGCGGCGCCTACGCTACGGCGGGGGTTGCGCTGACGATGACGGCGGCTGACGCGAGCAACCTGAATGCGTTTGTGGCGAATGGGAATGACCTGATCATCGCGCACAACACAGGTGCCAGCACGCAGACGATCACCATCACCAGCACAGCCGACCCGTACGGCAGGAGCGGCTCGATCACCACGGAGAACATCACGGCAGGGCAGTACAAGATTTACGGACCGTACTCGTTGATCGGCTGGGTGCAGACCGACGGGAAGATTTATCTGGCGGCAAGCCACGCGGATGTTAAGTTTGGCGTGGTGACGTTGCCGGGCTAACAGTTATTTGATTCGATTGGAGGTATAGAGAATGGCGACAGGAGCATTGAGTGCGTTTGGGACTTTGTTGAAGCTGGGCGATGGCGCGACGAATGAGGCGTTCACCACGATCGCCGAGGTGAAGGACATCAGCGGACCGGGGCTAAGCCTGGATGCGATAGACGTGACCAGCCACAGCTCGACCAGCGCGTACCGCGAGTTTATCGGCGGGCTGCTGGACGGCGGCGAGGTGACGTTTGAGGTGAACTTCCTGCCCGCGAACGCGACGCACAGTTACAGCGCTGGGTTGATCAAGGATTTGCACGGGCGGACGAAGCGCAATTTCCAGATCATCTGGCCCGGAACGGTGACGTGGAGCTTCTCGGCGTTTGTGACGTCGTTTGAGCCGAGTGCGGCGGTGGAAGACGCGCTATCGGCGAGCGTCACGCTGAAGATCACCGGCGTGCCGACGATGGCGTAGAGGGACTAACCGCAGAGAGCGCTGAGAACGCAGAGAGGATATTCTATATGGCGTATTTGACTAAAGAGCAGATTCTGGGCGCGGTGGACTTGCCACGCCAGACGGTGGCGGTGCCGGAGTGGGGCGGTGAGGTGTGCGTGCAAGGGCTGAGCGGGAGCGAGCGGGATGCGCTCGAATCCAGCCTGATCGTGCAGCGCGGTAAGAACACCTCCACGAACCTGAGCAACCTGCGGGCGAAGCTGGTACAGAAGTGCGTGGTGGATCCGGAAACGGGCGGGCGCATTTTTGGGGAGAACGACATCGCGGCGCTGGGACGGAAGAGCGCGGTGGCGTTGCAGCGGGTGTTCGATGTGGCGCGCACGCTGAGCGGCTTGGGCGACAACGATGTGGAGGAGCTGACGGGAAACTCCGCGAGCGACCAGAGCGCCGATTCTGGCACCGCCTAGCTCTGGCGCTGGGAATGACACTGGCGGAAGCGCAGGCGCGGATCAGCGCGCGGGAGTTTGCGGAGTGGATGGCTTACTACACGCTGGAACCGTGGGGACAGGAGCGCGGCGATCTGCGGGCGGGGATCGTGGCGGCAACGATTGCCAACGCGAACCGGGACGCGAAGAAGCGCAAGAAGCCGTTCAAGCCACAGGAGTTTATGCCGCAGTTCGATAAGCGGGAGCAGACGGTGGATGAACAACTGGCGATGGCGCGGATGATCACGGAGGCGCTGGGGGGCGAAGTTTTCACCGCAGAGAACGCAGAGAACGCGGAGGGTATGAGGTAATGAGGTTATGAGATGAGCACGCTGGCAACGCTAGTCGTAAAACTTGTTGGTGAAGTTGGCGAGTTTGCCTCGGCGATGAAGGGCGCTGAGAAGACGGCGGCAACGTCGGGCAGCAACATCGCGGCGGCGCTGGGCAAGGGCATCTCTACGGTCGGCAAGATCGCGGCTGGCGCGGCGGTGGCTGGGATCGGCGCGGCGACGGCGGCGATGGTTGGCTCGTTGGCGGCAACCACCAATTGGGCGAATAAGCTGGACGATCTGGGGGATGTGCTGGGCACGACGGCAGACGAGAGCGCGGCGATATTGACGGCGCTCAAGCCGTTTGGGAGCGCGGGCGAAGACATCACCAGCCAGATGGGACGCCTGGTGATGGGGCTGACGGACGCGAAAGGCAACTTGGGCGAATCTGGCAAGATGATGGAGAAGCTGGGCATCCAGTTCCGTGACGCCGCGACTGGCAAGATACTGCCCGCGACAAAGATCATGGAGAACATCGCCAACGTGGTTGGCAACATGCCGGACGGATTGGAGAAGACTGGCATCATGATGGACTTGTTCGGCAAGTCTGGCAGGGGCATGAGCGACGCGCTGGGAGCGATGGCGAATGGCGGGTTGGAGGAGGCGCGCAAGAAGGCGGAGGCGTTTGGGCTGACGATTGGGGATGATGGCGTGGCGAGCGCAATCAATCTGACGAAGGGCATGGCTGACCTGGAGTTGGCAGGGCAGGGGCTGGCGGTGACGATTGGCGGACCGCTGCTGGCTGCGATTGTGCCGATTGTGGAGAAGCTGGCGATGTGGGCGGTGGAGGTGATGCCGAAGCTGCGCGATGGAATCTCGCAGGTGACCGCTCCGCTGGGCGCGTTCGTGACGATGATCGGCGCGCTGGTGAGCGGGCTGGGCGGTGGCGGCGATCCGTTTGGGGTGATCGTCAACAGTGTTTATAACTTCCTGACGGCGATTGGGATGGCGCAGGGAGAGGCGGCGAGTTGGGCGGTTGGGATTGGCTCGTTTGTGAAGGACGCCATCACCCTATTTCAGCAGGTGGTGACGTGGGTGCAGGCGAACTTCCCGATTGTGCGGGATGCGATTGTGGGGGCGTTCCAGCAGGTGGTGACGTGGGTGCAGGCAAACTTCCCGATTGTGCGGGATGCCATCGTGGGGGCGTTCCAGCAGGTGGTAGGCATTATCACGCCCATAATCAATACCATCGCCGGTGTTGCCACGGCGTTGATTGAGACGTTAACCTCGACTTTCGCGAATGCAGGTCCGAGTATCGAGGAAAAGCTGACTGCGATATGGAATGCAATTAAAACGTGGGTGTCTACTAAGGTGGCAGAGTTTGCACCGATGTTGCAAGAGTGGGCGGCGGGGATATTGGGGTGGATTCGGACCGCAGTAGCTGAGATACCTGGCAGGATGGTGGCATTCTGGGAGGCTCTGTACGCTGAGATCAACAAGATCAGTCAGAACATCGGCGAAAAAATACCGCAGTGGGTTGCTGCTTTTGTGGTATGGATTGATCGTGATTTAGTGCCGTGGCTCAAAAACGAGTTCCCTAAGATCGCTGTGGTACTTGCTGCTCTGATTTTGGCGCTTCCGGTGGCTTTAATTGCTACGTTGGCGGTGGCAGCGCTGGCAATTATCAATGGCTTAGTTGATGGGATGAAGACAGCCATCGAGAACGAAACGTTGCGGATCATGAAACTTGCTATCGCTGTGATTGATGGGTTGATCAAGGGATTCAACGATGCCAAGCAACAGGTAATAGATGCTCTGCTGAGCATACTCAAAGGCGCGGTGGACGCGGTGAAGGCGTTCTTCGGGATCGCCTCGCCGTCGAAGTTGATGGCGGAGATGGGCTACAACATCGCGGCGGGCATGGCGCAGGGCATTCTCGGCGGATCGGGGCTGGTTGATAGCGCGATGGGGGCGCTTGCTTCGGCAAGCTCAGCAACCGGGGCGTATGGTTCGATGGGGCGCGGCGCTTCGACAGGCTTCCCTTCGACAAGCTCAGGGAACGGCTCAGGGAACGGCATGCCGATGCAGGCGGTGGTGAACGTGCATCTGGACGGCAGGCTGGTGGAATCGTTTGTGACGGACATGCTGTACACATCACTCCAGGGGGCGGCATAAATGGCGAACAACTACGTGACGATCAGCAACACCGGCAGCATCGGCGGCGGGGCGAAGTTGATTGTGATGTATGGCACGTGGCAGGTAACGCAGCCGGGCTATGACTTTTTTATAGGCTTGGACGGCAGTGCGAGCGTGGGCATTGGGGCGGACGCGGCGAAGAAGCGCTGGGAGTTCGTTGGACGGTGCCAGTTGGTGGGGGCGACGGGGTACGCCTCGCTGACCGGCGCGGGGCAGAGCGTGATCAACTGGGCGACATCGCAGACGCCAGCGGAACGGCTGCTGAAGATGACCGATATTTACGGCGTGACGTATGACGTGCTGTGGGTGGGCGGCTACGCGCCGATGCCGATCACGGGTGACACGGCGGGCAATAGCGAGTGGTACAAAGTGCCGGTGGAGCTGGTGCAGCAATGAGGACAGTAGACAGCGGGATTGTGGCGGCTGAGGTGGCAGCGGCGCGGCGCGACACGCACACGCTGACAGCAAAGAATGAGCTGCTGCGGTTCGCGGCTTTCACGACGCAGACGAACGCCGACCTCGACACCGGCATCCCGCAGACCTATTTGCAGTACACCAACGGGCTGGATGAAGACGTGATGCTGGCGGCGTATCGCTTCACGAACGGGAAGGCGTACTACACCGGCAACATCGCGCCAGCCACGGCGGGATCGTGGGCGCTGACTGGCACATCCAACCAACTGAGCGGAGCAGGGGCGGGCACGGAGTACGCGGTGATGCGCTACGGGATGCTGGCGAACACGACTGACCCGTACCTGTACGTGGCGACGCACGTGGGCGTGGCGGGGAGCGGGGTGCAACTGAAGCGCAGTGTGATCTCGACGTTCTCGCCGGCGAATGTGGGCAGCGCGTTTGGTCCGGCAGCGGTGGACACGGCGGACCAGGTAACGCGGGTGGAAGCGATCTGCCCGACCAGCGCGGGCGTGATCGTGGCGATTGGGACGCACCGCTTTGACCTTGGGTTCAGCACGATTGAGTTTTATCGCGTGACGGCGACTGCGCAGACGCGGTTACAGAACATCATCCAGATGCCGCTGACCGAAACCGCCAGCGAGTGGTACGACGTGGCGGAGTATGCGGCGTTTATCTGCGCGGTGGAGGATGCCGACGGGGCGATCCACATCTACGCGAACGCGCACGCCGACGGCAAGACGGTGCAGTTCATGTACCGCGAGGGCTTGGAGAGCATCATCACGCCGGTGGTGCCGGTGGAGCCGGAGTACGGCAATGCGTCGTTCCGCGCCAGCAGCGTGAGCAAAATCGGCAGCCTGTACTACCTGTGCGGACGGATGACGTACCGCTGGAATGATGGCACCACCACAGCGTTCGACTGCTATCTCACCAGCAACGACGCCGAACACTGGAGCATCGGCGAGCGCAGCTACTTCATCCAGAGCGGCGACAGCGCCGGGACGATGATCGTGATCGAGGGGGCGCCGGACACGCTGTACTACGGCGGCAACCTGATCGTGAGCGTTGCAGAACTGACACCGGCGCAGGGCTACAACACCGCTGACGCTGACCACGTGCTGGACCTATCCAGCCGCGCCACGGGCTGGACGCTGCAACAGACTGCGAACGCGGCGCAACGCTTCACGGTGGATTTGCAGAACGCCGATGGCGCGCTAGTGAGTGAGGCGCTGGTGCAGGGTGGGGCGAGGTTGTATTTGGAGAGCGGGCAGGACGGCACCGAAGCGGCGATCGGGACGTATGACGTGGACGCGCCGGACGTGGTGGTGACAAATAAGGGCTACGGCACGCTGCGGGTGACGGCGCGCGACGCGGCGAATAAGGCGCTGCTGCGCTACGACGCGCCGGTGGATGTGGACTATCGCGGGATGGATTCGATCAGCACCGACCTGACCGACACGACGGGATTGATTATCAAGACGCGCGCGGAGGATGTGCTGGTGCTGGGCAGCGCGGATGGCGGCGATATTGCCGACTACGATCATGTGTTTGGCGAGGACGGGCTGAAGAGCAAGGCGCTGAATAACCCGTTGGTGGCGTATGCCGATGTGGCGAACGCGCCGAACGGGGTGATGCACGCGACGGTGACGTTCCCGGACACGGGCAGCGACTACGCGCTGGGGGTGTTCGCGTTTGTGGTGAACGGCACGGAGTATCAGTTCAGCGGGTTCGCGGTGGCGAAGGATAACGACTTCCTGGCGAAAGCAAAGCCGCGGGCGTTTGTGAGTGACCTGCCGGCGTATGACTACGACACGCACACTGGCGGGTTTGTGTTTACCAAACGGGCGCAACAACTATGGACGCTGCTCGACGAGGGAGCGGGGACGTACATCACGGACGACACGTTTGAGGCGACGAAGGCAGTGGCGTATGACTTCGCGTGCCGGATTCATGGCGGCAGGATTCAGTTCTTCAAGAAATCGCGCAACTATGCGCCCGCCTCCGCTACCTCCAACGCACAGTACACGCTGGTATCGGATTACCAGATGCCGACGAGTGAACGCTGGCTGCGGGATGCGGTGGCGCGGTGCGGGTTTGCGCTGAACGCGGATGTGTGGAGCAGCACGACGGCATACTCAGCGGCGGCGGTGGGCGATATGACGCTGCAACTGACGGCGGCGCGCGAGTTGAACTTTGCCATTGGGGATCACACTGTGCAGATTGCCACTGGCACCGCAGCGACGCATCCAGACATCAGCAAACAGATTACCAGCGTAACGTTCACCACTGGAATGTATGCATGGATGAATGTTGGTATGAGTGTGCGCTGTGTGAACGGCGGGCGCGACGGACTTTATAAAGTAACAGCCTTCACGGCTAACACTATTACGGTTGATGGTGATGTGTGGATTTCCTCGCCACAGTCCCCCAGCACTACCATTTATATCCCCAGCGCGCAGGCGATTTATGCTGAAGCCAGCAGCGGGTACAAAAAGCTGGCTACTAGTGGCGCGACGGCATATCTGGAACCTGGCACGATCAAGCAGGAGATGCCAGTCAAGGGCAGGGCGGCGTTCGTCAGCGAGGATGGCACGGCGATTGCAATGCGCGCCGTCAGCACGGATGGCATCACGCACAGTTTGTATAGTGGTTCGCCAGGTGGGACGCGAGGTTGGGACACGACCAACCCGATGGCGACGCCCAGCGTGTGGCGGATGATACTGCATCACGCGCATTTATTTGATGGACTGGGAAGCGCCCTCAACCTGCCGAACGATGGACATGTGATCGTGGACCAGGAGGCGATTAGGTACACGCCGATCACGAGCCGACAGCGCAGCAGCGCGACTGAGACGGTGTGGACGGGAATCCCCGTTTACTACGCGCCGATTACGGTGTATCAGTCCAACAGTGGCGGGATCATCTCGGTGAAGAATTGGTACAACGGCAGCGTGTATGTGGGCGACGGCTTTGCGGGCATTGTTAATCCGGCGGGGCTGCTGATCGAGTTTATATCGTTGGAGAATGACGCAGACCGGCGCGTGCCGGATATACATCGGTACGTGAGCGCGGTGGGGACGGATAGTGGCGCGGGGTATGCCGCGTTCGCGCCGCCGTTCGACGCCACGCTGACCTCGCCGAGCACGGGCAACACCAGCGATATGGCAGTGATCAGCGGAAGGGCGCAGATGGGGACGCGCAAAGCCAAACACGCGAATGATGCGCCGGTGGCGTTCTACCCATCGCCGATCGGCGGGAGCGCGATCACGAGCATGGTGACGGTGCGCAATTACAGCGCAGCCATGGGCAGGTATCGGAGCGTGGAGGATGCGCTGCGCTATCTGTGCGGGCTGGCGGGTGTGCGCGGGGTGACGTTCCGCAACTACATGACGGGTGCGGCGAATAAGGCGGCGCACACGATGCAGGTGAGCAGCACGCCGACGGCGCTTCCGCTGGTGAGTGACGTGGCTGATTTCGTGCTGGACTTGGGCGTGTATTTGCCAAACTCGAAATACGTGCTGGTGGATTTCCGCGACTATTACCGGCTGCGAATCACTCTGGATGGGTCAACGAGCATGTTTATCTCGCTTGACACAACCAGCACAGATATTGACGCGAACGTCTTCGGCATCCGCGCGTTTGAGATCGTGTCAATTCCGCTGACGGTGGAATCGGAGGTGTGCGCCACCAGCGATGACACGTGCCCGCTGCGCATTATCTGCGTGGACAACCTGATCAGCGTAGAGGCGTTTGGGTCGCCGTTGTGGACGTTCGATCTGAACCTGTTCACGCACACCGATGGCACGAGCTATAAACGCACAACAGCCGCGCCCATTAAGCTAAGCCATACGGATGGCTTAAACCTATACGATGCGACGGTGCGCGTGCCGGAGCTATGGATGCCGACGCCGAACATCACACTGGCGCAGGGCGAGAACGTGATGGATGCGATCCGGCGCATCTGCGATAAGCACCACATCCGCTACCGCGCCACGCAGACGGGCGGGATTGAGTTCAGCCAGTTCATTGTGCGGGATGAGGTTGACGCGGCGTCCAAGGCGTGGAAAGAGCATGGCAGATCGAGCGATGACGGGGTGGTTGTGCCGCACGTGCAGGTGAGTGGCTTGCAGAGCGGGGCGTATCTGGACGCGGCGTACATCGCGGAGCATGGCTATGCGTTCGGGGCAGTGCGGCGCGATGATGCCGCCAGCGTGCAGGATGCGGCGTTGGGGGCGCAACTGGAAGTGCGCGAGGCGACGGAGCGCGCGACGACGGACACGCTGACCGGCAGGGCGCGGGTGGCGCACGAGGTGGAGGACATCCTGCCGCTGAGTTACGTGCCGCCTACGTTGGATGGCAGCACCGAGACGGTGTGGGTGAACGCTGGCTTGCCGTGGGTGCCGAATTATGAGGTGGTCACGGAAGGCACGATTGTGAACCCCACGCTGACGGAAACGGACTTCGTGATCAGCTCGTTGAACTGGAAGTGCGTCAATGGGATGTTGTACGCGGAGTATTTATTGCGCGAGTACAAGGTGATCACATGAAGACAGGGCAGACGCTAGGGCAGGTGGTGCGCGGCGCGTCGCGCAAGGATAAGGCGCGGCGGTTGCTGGGTGAGGTGATCGGCGTGGGCAACGGCACGGCGGACGTGCTGCTGGATGGCGGGAGCGGGGTGCTGACGCGCAAGCGCACGACGGGCATGGCGCTGCGGGTGGGTCAGCGGGTGGAGTTGCAACAGGTAGCGGGCGACTACGTTGTGGTCGCGGTGATGGGAGGGTAAATGGCATACACAGGGAAGGATGCAAGTGGCGCAACGATCTCATTCTTGAGTTCAACGGAGGGTAGCGACCTAGTGCCGCATATCGTGTACGTGGGGAAGGGGGCGCTGCCGAAGGCATCGTTCACGCGCCCGGCTGACACCACAGCCTACGCGGCGGGTGACGTGATCTGTGATAGCACCAGCGCGCCCACTGCGTTCACGATTGCGGTAGGACGGATTGTTGACGGGGTAGGGCTGATCAATCACGCCAGCCTGAGCATCAGCACAGCGCAGAGCACGAAACTGGACGCGGAGGTGTGGCTGTTTGACACGGCGTATCAGACCAGCAACGACAACGCAGCCTTTGCGCCGAGTGATAACGCGGCGGACGGGAGCGGCAACCTGGCGAATGTGCTGGCGGTGATCCCGTTTGGGAACGGTCCGATCATCGGCAGCGGAAACGTGTACTACAGCGCGCCGGTGAACCGGATGTTCAAGTGTGCCAGCGGGACGCAGAATATCTATTGGGCGCTGGTGGCGCGCAATGCCTACACGCCGACAAGCGGGGAGATTTACACGCTACGGCTGGCGTGCATCCAGTATTAACGATGGACAGCGTAACTCACGCACTGCTGATGGAGCCAGTGACCACGCGGGGCAGCTACCGCGCGCGGGTGCTGGGAATCTCGCCGGCAAACCTTGTGGCTTACTATCCGATGCACGACTGCATCCCTGGCGGTGCGTGTACGGACGCGAGCGGGAATGCGTTCCACGGCACGTATGGCAGCGCGGTGTCAAGGATTGCCGGCGGGATGGATGGGCTGAGCGCGTGCTATTGCATCGGCGCGGCTAACTCGTTGGTGGAACTGTACGGCGCTGGGCTGGGCGCGGCGTTTCCGATTTCGGGCGGTACGGTGATGGTGTGGGTAAAAACGGTTTGGGCTAAGAACTATAAAACGTACTTCACAGCGCGCACAGACGCAAGCAACTATATTTACCTGCGCCATTCTAGTTCTACTACTATCGCGCAGGTGGAATGGCATTGGGTTGCTGGCGGGACTGACAAACTGCAAACCGTAAACTCACCGACCGCGCGCGATGGGAGTTTGACGGGGTGGATTCAGTTAGCCGCGACGTGGATTAACGGCGGCAACTTCCTGTGCTACTTCGACGGCAAGCTGGTCAGCACTGGCACAAGCGGCGGCACGTGGTCGGGCGCGCCGTCTGTGGTGCGGGTTGGGTCATCGGAGAGCCCAGGCAACTACTTCACAGGCAGCATCGCGCACGTGGCGATATGGAACACGCAATTGAGCGGTGATCAGATAAGGTCGTTATCCCGCTAATATAGCATTTTACTAAAGAAGCATTGTGTAAAATACTATTGTGGGCGCCAATAGTCAATTCCTAGCGCTTTGCTCACGGCATCGAGGCACAATAATTTGTGTGTCTCAACCTGCCCCGGTGACTCGACTGCAAGTGCAATGATCAGAGACGACAATCTCTCGATGGCGAATGCGACATCTGCGATGGCATTTGCCCGCACGGTATCATCGTGCGAGATCACGCGGTCTACGTTTGTGGTTGTGCGTTCTTGCATTGCATTACTCCTTATTTTGGTTGTACTGCGTCTAACTGCGCGACTACTCCAGTCGTCACCACGTAAGACGTAGTAGAGGCGCATACTCGGCACGCGGAACAACGCGGGTGATGCGCCTCTCGTCTGGATCGCACTCGACGCGCTCGATGATGTTGTGCGCGATCAGCGCCTTCTCCGCCAGTGTAGCCGCGCCCCACAACGCTGAGAACTCTGCCAACTCGGTGATCGCGCGCGGGATGTCTGCCTCTACTGGCACGGCTGCCAGCGCGCGCTTGATGCGCTCGATCTCGCGGTCATAGTACGCCTCATCTACATCGCCGCGCTGATACATGCGCGTCAGCCGCTTGCGCTCGCTCTCCAGCTTGCTCTTATCCGGCGCGGGGTCTGGCTGCGCGTTCGCCAACTCGATGGCACGGGCTTTGATCTCGTCGCTGAGCTGTACCTGTTTCATCAGCTCATCAATGCGCGGCAGCAGCGCGGATTCGGGAACGTAGCGGTGCGTGGCATTGCACTCGTGACCGTCGTAGGTGGAGCGGCACATGTAGTTGCGGTAGCGCCCATCCGCCCACGATCCGGCGCGCATCAGCCTGCCGCAGTGGGAACAGTAGAGAATGCCCGCCAGCAGGTAGCGCTCGGTGCGCTTGGGCGTGCGCTCGCGCTGGGTGCTCCACTTGCGCGCGCGGATCGCTTGGCACTCGTCATATTCCTCTTGGGTGATTAGTGGCTGGTGCGCGCCGCGATGCAGCACGGCTTTATGACGCGGGACCCGGCGGCGTGTGCCGCTGGCGGTTGTCTCGCCGGTCATGCCGCGCTCCCTCACCCACCCTGCGTAGTAGGGATTCTGGATGATCTCGCGCACGGCGTCTTGGGAGAATGGATTGCCGCGCGAGGTGCGGATGCCGCGCCGGTTGAGCTCTGCGGCGATGTCACGATAGGTACTGCCACTGCGATACGCGCTGAAGATGTAACGGGCGTCATCGGCGCGCTCCCCCAATTCACCCTGCAACGTGTACCCAAACGGCGCGATGCTGGCGTTGAGGTGACCGGACGCGGCGCGCTCGCGTTTGCCGCGATGAATCTCGGTGCGCAGGTTGGCGAGATACCACTCCGCCAGCGCAGCCAGCACGGCGAGGATGATGCGCCCGACCGGCGAGGTGAAATCGAACTGCTCCGCCACGCTGGCGTATTGGACGTTTATCCGCGCGAGCTCGTGCATGATGAGCATGATGTCGGTGATGCTGCGCGAGAGGCGATCCAGCTTGTGGGTGACGATGACATCGAAGTCGCCAGCGCGGGCGTCTGCCATCATGTGCTGGAACTCGGTGCGGCGGGTGGTGCTGGCGGACTCGCCGCGCTCCTCGTACTCGGTGGCGATCTGCCAGCCCTTATCGGCGCAGAACTTGCGGCAGGCTTTGACCTGATCAGCCAGCGACCAGCCCTCGACCTGCATCTCGGTGCTGACGCGGGTGTAGATTGCGGCGCGGGTCATTTAACGAGACGGCGGGCGATGCGGGCTAGGATGGCTGCCAGTTGCTCGTGGGTTGTGTTGAGGGGCTTGCGTTTCATGCTGCCTCCAGCACGGGATGCAGATCGCACACGCCGGTGCAGGTCTGCATGTCAACGTCGCGCCAGCCGATCAGCGTTGCGGCGTGATCGGTGCGGGCGACTGTCTTATTGGCGCACACGCGGCAGTGGATGGTGCGCAGCGGTTTGTCTGGCGCGTAGATGCGTTGATGCCGCTTTGACGCCTGATAATGATTCACACTCTCGCGGCAGGCGGCGCAGCGCACGGTCATCCTGCCCACGCTGGAACGGAACTCCGCGAGTGATAAGTCACGCCCACACTGGATGCATCGTTTCATGATTGATTACTCACAACGTTGGTGATCCTGTTAACTCAGCACCACTTGCGGAACTGAGCTTATCGTGTGCGTCTTGCATAAACGGGTGTCGCTGTTTGTGGCAGTCAACACAGAGCGTTTTTAGGTTTGTGGGGTGGTTAGTCCCACCCTCTTGTAATTCGAGAACGTGATGGATGTGGCAGTCTGTCAACTCAACGGGTAGCCCGCAATCGCAACATCTGCCACCATCACGCGCATAGATGAACTGGCGCAGTGGACGCCATAGTTCGACAGCCATTCTCGTAAGCCACGGGAATCGCAACCCGTGCAACTCATTCACAGTGAATGTTTTGGACTGAGAGATAAACCTTGCCATGCCTGACCTCACACTACCTGCCCCAACAGCACATCACCGCACCTGACCTCGCCGCACTAGACCGAGCAATACCTTTGCCACAAAGTAAACCTCACCTTGCCATGCCAGACTCAACCATGCCTAAGCCCACCTTGCCAGACAAGACCTTGCCAGAGCTCCTCCAAATTACATAGTAGGACATCACCTAACCCTGCCACACCTAGCCACACCGTGCCCGATCTGTCATTACCTTGCCCCACCTTGCCCCGCCATGCCACGGCCACAAAGTAAAACCTTACCGTGCCACACCGCATCTTGCCCAACTCCGCTCTACCAAACCGGACCGTACCTAAACCACAAATTACTTGACTACCTCAAAATGAGTAACCATGAAGCGCCCAAACTTGGGGCGGAAGTCGCCGATGCCAACCGACTTGCCTGCCAGCGTTAGCACGTCCTGCAACAGGTCAGCGGGTATCTCGTCATCAAGCACTTCGATGCTGAATGACAACTGCCATCCAGCCTTGAACGTTGGGCGCAAGCGCACAACACGCGAACGATTTACAACCACGGGACGCATATCGAGATAGAGAGGCTTGTCTGCATCTGCATCCAACTCATCAGGGGCGGTCAGATTGTGCGGGATTTGCTCAGGCGTCACAACCACATTACCGCTGAACAAGTCCTTGTACGATTTGCCGCGCTTACCTTTGACCTTGAAGGAAACAGCCGCCTTCACCATTGCCCCCTCAAAGTGCGCAGCGGGTTGATAGATCATGCCATTCGTGTCAGTGTAGAGGTACTCGCGCCATTCCTGAGAATAGTCCTTCTCACCTGTAGAACGCTTGCCTCCTTTGTTTTGTGTGCCAAGGTCAGGCATTGGGAAACGATGCTGCATGAGAGCAGCGACACCACGAACCGTAACGTTTACTGTGTACATATGAACTCCTAACGAAATATGAGATTTGACGAAATACCTTGTTTTCAAGCCTGTCACCCGTCACCTGTCACCGGTCACCTGCAGCGTTGACGGGTGACGGGCTTGCTAGTTGGTCACCTCTTGCGATGGGGGAGCGGGAAGCAGCTCCAAGTTTTGCGGGTTAAAGTTGAACTCTGTCATCACCCAGTCATCGTAATGGCGCGGCTTGTCAAACTCCACGATGATGCTGAGATAGCTACCCGCGTTGCGAATGACTGTACCGGTGTCATCGCGAAACCAATGATGATCCACAAAGTCACTCACCACCCGCACCCGCGCACCAACAGGGAAGTCGGCGAATGTATGTGCTGTTGTTTTACCAATGTTGCCTTCTGGGAATGGCATCTCTATTCCTCCCACTGCATCGCCCACTCGCGCCTGCTGGCGAGCGGGTACTCATCGCGCCAGCGCGCCCCACCGTTAGCCGTGCGCTCCAGCATGCCGTGCGCCTCGCAGAAGCGCAGCGCCTCGCTGTACGCCTCGCGCTTGCCGGTCCACTCGGAGCGGGCTGGCGTGTTGAGCGCGAGGAAGCGCATCAGCAGCGGCAGCGGAACCTTGAGCTCGTCGCCGTCTTCGGTCTGCGTGCTGAGCTCGATGTTCATCGGCTGGGCGTTGCCCTGCACGATGTAGCGCGGCACGTTGACGATGCGCGACGGCTGCGGCAGCGCGGCGGGCGGCTTGTACACGCCTTGCAGAACTTGGCGCGCCTCGCCTTCGATCACCGGCGGCATGGTGCGGTAGGCGTGACCCAACTCGCCGGTGACGTGGCTGACCATGGCGCGATCTCCGCGTTGCCCAAGCAGCACGCCCAGCAGCAGAACGATGATGGCGATTGCCATCACGCCAACCGCCGCGACGATGGTGAGGATGCGCTGTGATGCGATCTTGGCGTCACCGGAGTCAATCCACAGCAGTACGAACACCGCGACGAAGGTCATGCCGATGCCAGCCATCACGCTGCCAACGATGGGCGCCCACCCCCGCTCTTTACTTTCGGTTACCACGCAACCCCCTGGCGATCAGGTACAACCCGAACGCGAACCCGACGATTGCGCCGATGGTGAGCAGCGCGGTTTGTGAGTCGGTGAACTGAGTCACTTGCGCCTCCCGCTGACAAGCACTGCCAGCACGACGGCGATGAACAGTATGGCGAGGATGTCCATCATCGCGTCGTCACCTCCCGCGAGTAGCTGTGATACGGCGTGACGCTGTACGGCTCGTCGTTGCGCTTGACGATGCACCCGCCGCGCCAACTGTATTCGCCCTTGTTGCGCATCAGGATGTAGGTGATGGCAGCAGCGCACGGCGCGGCGGTCATAATCCCGATCAGCGTACCAACCAGCAGCGTTATTGTCTGCTCGTCCACGCGCGCCACGATGCCGACGCCGATGCCGATTGACACGGCGATAACTGCCAGCGCGAGAATAACTGTCAGTGCTTTCATACTCTCACCACCTTCACGCGCCAGTGATACGACCCGCGCACACTGGCGGCGTAACGTCCATCGGTAAGCCAATGGACTGCATCACGGAACAGCCGATGCAGCGCGTCAGCCACTGCGGCGGGCATGCGATGCCGCGCAGGCACGCGACCGGCGCGGCGCTCGTACATTGCCCAGGTGCCGATGCTGCTCTTGCCGTACACGCGCCCGGTGTATTGCGCCAACATCGCGCCCAACTGACGGTACGAAACTGCAAGGAAAACCGCCAGACTTGCGATGCCTAGCACCTTTTTGGCTCTACGGCTGACGCCGAACGCTGCCCGAACGCCATCCGAACGCCGTAAAAACTGCGCCGGATTGCCGATTTTGGCGATTTCGCGGCTCATCGTTGCTCCTGCGGTGTGCGCCGCACCACTGGGTAGTAGCGTTTTGTTTGCTTGCGGGAATCCTACTGGTTTCACGATGCCTCCTGTGTTGATTCTGGCGCGGGTTGCTCCGCGGTGTGCTTGGGTGCGCGGGCGTGAATGGCGATCACGTCGCGCTTCATCACGTTCTCGGTAAGCGGGAAGATCACTACTTTGCCAGCGATCCACTTGTCGCTGTCGTCGGTGGATAGCGCCAGGCTGATCTCGTTGGCGAGTGTCTTGCGCAAAACCAGACCGTAGCCTTCGGGCGGGCGCTGGGTGCCGGGGAGCTCCTTGGGATTCTTATCGCTCTTGGCTAGGTCGAACCGCAACACCCACTTGGCTTCTTCGGGCTTACCTGCCCCGGCGCGCACCTTCACCAGCTCGACGCCGCGAATGACGATCAGCAGCGGGTTGGTCATGTCCTGCCCGCGCAGGAAGCGGTTGGGGAACATCTCGCTGAGTTTCATGCTCGCCTCCACACCCGTTTCGGGCGACCATGACAACTGACCTGCGCCGAGTTGCGGTAACGGTCCGTCGGCACGACTATGCCCAGCTTCTGCGCCTGCGACATCGCGGCGCCCATCGCGCGCGGCTCCAGTCCGGCGCTCATATCCACCAGCTTCCACACGTCGTCGGTGGTGAACTCGACATTCTCCCGGGCGCACTTGCGGATGGCGTCTATCGCCTGGCGCATCCACCAGGAGGAGGCGTTGTCGCCCACCTGCTCGATCGCCGCATCCCGAGCGAGCTGCGCTTCATGCCAATCGAAGATGTTGGGGGTCAGGGATTCGCTCATGCCTCACCTGCCTTGCGCTTGGCGCGTTCTTCGATGCGTTTGCGCGCCGCTTCTCGCGCGGCTTCGCGCTCTGCGTCGGTTGCGTCTGACACCTGCTGGCGCATCCCACTCTTACGGGGCCAGTTTGGCGCGGCGATCGGGCGCGGCGCCTGACCGTGCTTATTGTAGCGATCAATCAGGTTGGGAACTTTGCGGCACTCGTACTTATACTCCTTCCACAGTTTGAGCACCGCCCGCCAGCGCGTGAGGTCGGTCACCCCTGCCAGCAGCGCGATCTGCTCCGCGTTTGGCTTGCTGCCGCGTAATTCATCCGCAAACGCTTCCAGATAAAGCGATAAAGCGGTATCGGGCGCGCGCGGGGAATCTCCCTCTCCCTCTTTATCTCCCTCTTTATCTTTATCTCTCTCTCCCTCTAGGAGCGTGACAGGTGTGACATCGGTCACAGGTGTCACGCTCGTGTCACGCGTGACATCGGTGTGACATTCGCGTGACATGCGGCTGCGCGCCTTGCGCTCGCGCCACTCCTGCCGCTTATCGGTCTGCCCGCGCCCCTGGCGTTTGTCGAAGTTCACCAGCTCGATCACGCCATCCTGCCGGCGCAACATCCCGCCCTTCTCCAACGCGGCGATGTCAGCCGCTAACTGGTCGGCGCTGATGCGCAGCCGCCAGGCGATCATTTCAATCGTCATCGGCTCATCACCTGCCGCGAGGATTCCATCCGCGTCGCACTCGCCAGCCAACAGGATGAGCTGCACGAACCGCAGCTTGGCGGTCTCGCTCAGCGCCCCGATCTTGGGGTCGTCTATAAACTCGCCGTACAGCTTCACCCAGGGCATCATTTCGCCACCTCGATGCGCTGCGCGCTCAGGGTGATGACCTGCCCATCGCACAGCGTAACTTGTACGGTCATGCAGCTCGCGCACCATTCCCCTTCGACAAGCTCAGGGCGCGGCTCAGCAACCGCAGCGACAGGCGCGGATCGCGTCGGCATCATGGGCGGCGGCGCCAGTGTGACGCGCGGCTCGCTCTCCTGAGATGTGGGCAGCGGCGACAGCAGCGGATCAACTCCGCTGCCTGCTTCCGCCACTGTGCCAATCGCCAGTAGGATGAAGAGCATCCCGATCAGGTTGATGATGCTGAGTGCGCGCTTCATTTCGTCACCCCATTCGCCTGCACCCACGCGGCGACGTGCTTGTGCCAGTCGTCGGCATAGGCGGGAAGATCGCGCACGGCTGCGGTGACGCTGACATTGCGCTGCGCCTGTACGGTCGGGGCTGGCGCGGATTTAATGTCAACGAAGTCGCCATCGTTGTTGAAGTTGCCTGCGCGGCAATCAATCAGCAGGACACGCAGCTCGTTGCAGAACAAGCCGGTGACTTTGCTCATCAGCGAGATGCTCATGCCAATGTCTAACATGCCGAACGGCTCGACCAGCGCAACTTCTCCAGCGCGGCGCACCTCGTCGAATATCTCCACGAAGGTGTAGTTGGTCAGCTTAGGCATGACTCACCTCCGGCGCGGGGATGACGCAAGTGCGGATGCCGCGATTCTTCAGCGCGTTCGCTCGCACGTGCGCCTCGCTGCGCGGGTACTGCGCCGCTTCCTCGATGTTGAGCGTCACAATAGGCTTCAGCGTGCCTGGGTCTTTCAGGTAGCGGTTGCCGATCTTGATCACGTACTTGTCCATTACTGTGCCTCCACGAGTGTTAGCTCGCGCTCTGCGACCCACACCAGCCAGGCGGGGTCATCGTTGGCGAAGTTCACGCCGATGGTGTACTTATCCCTCGGCATGATGGCTTGCACTTCGCCGGTCACGTCCATCCAGCGGTGCAGCTCCTTCTTGCCGATCTCGGTCATGCCCGCTGGGTTTAACTTCACTTTGTCTCCGATGTTCATTGTTGCTCCGGGTGTGCCTCCCCCTCGACACTCCGCCAGGAAGATGCCGAGAGGGAGGAGGAGGAAATGTGCTAGATCAACGCCGCCATCAGCAGCATCACGATCACGCCGAGCGCAAACCCAATCACCAGATACGACCAGCCCGCCGGGCGGGATGCGTGTTGGCGGCGCTTGTTCAATCGCTCGATGTCGCCTGCGTGCGCCAATCGGCGCGGGTCTAAGTGGATGTCGTTCATATTTCCCACCCCACGATGCGCGTCGGGTCTGCGCCGAGTTGCTCCGCCACGCGCAGGAACCGCCAGGTGCGAGCCGTGGCGCGTTCTGGGAGCGGGATGCGGTAAATGTGCTCGTAATGCGGGCGGGTGAACCGCGCGTACATCACTCTGCCATCGTGCCCGCCGACACTGACGTGCCGACCGCGCATGCGGCGTTCCCACTCGGCATCTGCCTCGCGCTGGGCTTCGCGCATCTGGCGCAATCGCTCCAGATCGGCGCGGTGCTGGGCGAGTTCGCTGGCGCTGGGTGTTGGGAGATCATGCCTGTGCATGTGTGTTCTCCTTCTCGTATTGCTCTATTACGGCATCATCAGAGCGTTCGTCATTCTTTGGCAAAAGTGACTCAATTTCGTTGAAGAAGAAATCTGCGCACTTAATGCACTCGCGCATCATCTTATCGTCATGCACTGGGTCGCGCCAAACAATCCACTCGTCTCGTATATCGTCATCATCTTCGCTGAACCAGAAACGATTGTGTTGCAACAACACACCCAGACCAACCGCTCGGAATATCCTTATTTCTGCGCGCATTGTGTATGTCCATGTGTAAACGCGGCGGTTTTGATCTGCGTGTTTGCGCACAAACTCGCCGATTACGCGTTTCTCACCGTACACTTTGCGAAGTTTGGTTTTCTCAACTAGTGTCATTTGGTCACCTTCCTGTACAAAGACTTGGCGACGCGCTTCCACAGATGGCGCGCTTTCATCGCTTGCCTCCACTGCTTGGCGTGTAGAGAGCAACGTTGAAATCCTCCTGCTTGTCGCGTTCAAGCTCGTTGACGTAATCTTCAAGTTCGCTCACGCGGTTGGTTAGTTCTTGTATCATCATCCCAAGCACATCGAGTTGGGATTGCTCGTTGCCATTAAGATAAGAAACACGCATCGCAGCCTTTAACTGCGTGTCATGGTCGCTGTCACTGTGCCATTTGGCTTCCGGGTCGAAGAACCCGACCGTATAAAGGTTTTTCTCTGTCTGTATGTAAACCCAACTTTTCATTTGGTCACCTTCCTGTACAGAGACTTGGCGACGCGCTTCCACAACTGGCAGCGGTAGTCGAGCACGGTGTTGCGCTTGCGCTGGCTGATCAACTCGGTTTGCAGCCGCACGATCTCCCGCAACTGGCGCCGGATTTGCTCGTTCATCTCCTCAACTGTTGGTATCTGCATCGCAAGCCTCCTTGATGATGCCGAGGAACTCTTTGCGGTCTTCGCCAGACAGCCACATGGGATGGCTGTTCATCAGAATGAGCTTGACGCTCTCGCCTTCGTCAATAAACGCCACGATGTGGTCGGGGTTGATGTGCCACCCGCTGGGAAGCACGATCAGGGTTATAGAATCTGCTGCCATGTCGCCTCCTGAGGCGTGAAAACTAGGACAGATGTGCTATACTAAAAGTAAGCCACGGGTTGAACTCCTACGGCACACACGGACGACCGGCGCTCGCGGTTCACACACCTGCGCCGGTTGTTTGTTCATACTGCCACCTCCAACGCCTCCACCAGTAGCTCGTTCACGATCTCGCCGACCGGCTTGCCGCTGTTGGCGTGGGCGCGTTGCAGCGCCTTCTCCACGGGCGGCAGTGGGGTGAACTTGATCGAGCGACCTTTTCCCTTGCTGGTGTATTCATCTATCGAGGTTTCAAGAATTGCGTCAATCGAGGCGCGTACCAGATCGCTCATGGTGACGCGCTTGCCAGCTTTAGCGGTTAGCAGAGCTGCTCGGCGCAGCAAGCCAGCTTTCTGCGCCTCGGTCATTTGGATTTGTATTAGCTCGTTTGCCATAAGCCTCACTTTGAGAATTAACAAAAGTTTGTGGTACGCCAATGATGATAAGGGTTTCATGGAGATTTGTCAATACCCAAACTGATGGAAAATGCCAAAAGTGATAAAGTCTGTGTGTGAACCGCGATCCATCCCTGTCTTTTGGGGTCTGGATGAGGCAACTACGCGAGACTAGGAACCTGAATCAAGGCGAAGTGGCACGTCTGATGCCTTGGGCGCAGTCTGAGGTAAGCCGCATCGAGTCTGCCCAGAAGGAGCCGACCGCCGATTTCGTCGTCGCCTTTGCTGAGGCGATGGAGATACCGGTTACAGAGGCATTGCTGGCGGCGGGGCTGATCACGGACGAAGCCTACCAACGGGTAGAGAACAGCAAGGGGGTGCTGGATGACGCGAAAGACGCGCTGGAACTGGTACGGCTACTCGGCAGCATCGAAGACGACGACGAACGCGAAGCCGCGATTCAGGACATCCGCGCCTTACTTCGCGTACGGGCGGAGCGGGTCCGTGCGCGGCAGACACGCCCGCCAGGTGGCGCAACTGGCACGGGAGGCGCAGGCGGCAGGCGTCGCCGGTCTGTTGGTTGATGTGCTGCGCGGGGCGGATTGGCTGTTGGATGAATCCGGCAGGCTGTGGGTGATGGGGTAGGCATGGCACGCAGACTAGAGGGCGATGACAATTATGCGTGGGAAGTTAAGGGTGAATCCAAGCACTTCGATGTATTGAAACCGATTTGGAGCAAGGCAGGCGGCAGCAAAAAAGAAACGACCGTAGAGGCACAAGCGGAGTTGGTGCCGGAACCCAAGAATCCGGCAGATCGCAACGCCGTCGCGGTGCTGATCGGAGGCAAGAAGGTCGGCTACCTCAGCCGCGAAGAAGCTGTTATCTACGCAAAGAAGATGAAGGGGCAGCGCGCCACCTGCCCGGCGCAGATCACCAGCTTCTCAGGCGACATCTTCAGCGTGTCGCTTGATTTGCCGGATGATTGGCTGGATGGTGACGATGATGATGAGGAAGTGCCGCACAAGCCAGTGAAGCGCGGGCGCACAAAGGGAAAGTCAGTCAACACAAAGACCGGATGCAGACCACACCTGTTTGTGATGCTGTTTGCGGTTGGTGTAGCGGCGATTGTGCTGCTCCTCGCCTAGACTTTGCACAACGATTGACAAACTAGAACATTTGCCCTAATATATTGGTGTGTCAGATCAGACGTTCGACGTTTCGAGGATGACGCAATTCCAGTTGCGGGTGGCAAAGGTCGCGGCTGAGTTAGCCGGAGTGATCGAGATAGAAAGCGCCACGCAATCCCACGTTACGAACGGCACCCTTGAAATAAAGATTGCCAGAGGTGGCAAGACTTTTGAGACCAGTTTCCGGCGCGTTTACGGGTGTACCTTATTCTCTGACGAACCGACTTACGAATAACTGAATACCCGACTTTGCTCAGTTCTTGAGCGGTCACGGCGTTTTTGCTGTGACCGCTTTTTTGTTGCCTGTGGAGGTGCAATGAGTTTTGAGGAGTTACAACTGCTGGCGGCTACCATCTGGAACTACGATGGCGTAAGGCTGATTGCCTTCGGCGTGCTGCTAAACCTGATCCTCGCTGTGGCTGTGGCAATGCGCACCGGTTCATTTTCATTTCGCGTGCTGGGTCAATTCCTGTACAGCCAACTCGCCCCCTACGTGCTGATCTACTACGGCTTCAAGCTGTTCAGCGATGGCACAGGCTTCGAGTGGGTAAGCGCAGTCGTGCTGGGGCTGATCAGCGCCATGATCGCCGGCGCAATTATCGAAAAGTTGAACGAGCTTGGCGTGCCCATCCCTGAGAAGCTGCTCAGCCTGTTCCAGCGCCGGCAGACCATCGTCACGATTCGCAAGGTAGATGAAGACGGGCATGGATAAGTTGGACAATCTCGTTTTTGTCGCCTATGGGGTAGTTGCGGTGATTGTGTGGGCGCGTAGTTTAGTGCGCCACACCCCAACTACTAAAGCAGGGAAAACACTGGCTGTCATCGCAATTATGGCATTGGCAATCCAAGCCGCGCTGCAAATGATGTACGTGATGTCAATCCGTGTTCCCAACGGGTGGTACGAAACGAGCGCGCACTTCCTGAGTGTTGCCCTCGCCAGTATCGTGATCTCCATGAGCACGAGGCGAGATGCTTGATCTACAAGCGTTGGTTAACCTCCTCGTGCTAGTGATCGGCGCTTATGTGGCGGTGAAGGAACTGCGCAATAAGAACGCTGCGGGGGATGTATCGGTGAGTAACAGTTGGCAAGATTACGTCAAGGAGTTGAAAGAGCAGAACACCAC